CAGGGCGCAAGACAAGGGTGTTGCCCTGGGCGCTGCCCTGGTCAACCAGTTCAACGCCGGCAAACTGGGAGTCAATACCAGCAACTTGGTTCCAGTCATTGGGAACCTGAGCGTTGCCCCTGGCCAGAACAAGGCGACCACCCAAGCACTGCAGACCCTGGCCCCACTGGCCAATCTGCAGATGAACAAGGGCACCGCCTATTACGGGTACAGCACTACCAATACTCCGTCGCAACAGACAAGGACCGTCAACGGTGGCGGCACTTACACGCCAGCCAGCACGACGTACAACCCGATTGTCCTGCCACGCAACACGGGCACCGGCAGCAACACAGGAAGCGGGGCCAATGCTGGGAATGGCAACGGCAACAAGAATGATCCGTATCAGGATCTGCGTGATCAGATCGATGCAGCACAGCAGACGATCAACGATCTGCAGAACAAACAGGTTGACCCGTACCCCAACCTTGACGAACTGATTGCACAGCAGCAAGCGCAGGCTGCGGCCCAGCAAGAGGCCATGGCTGCTCAAGCTGCGCAACAGCAGCAGGCACTGCGGGACTTGATGATCCAGCAGCAGCAGGCCTACGAAACACAGATGGCTGATGCTCGCCGTCAGCAGGAGGCCATGGCTGCTCAGGCCGCAGAGGCACAGCGCCAGGCCATGGCCGTTGCGAATGCGCGGGTCCCTGGTCTCGAGCCAACGGCCACGGCACCAGCGCTTGGTGATGGAAGGAAAGCAACTCGCACTGCTGCCACCAACACGTTGTCCAACCTGGCGATCTTGACCGGGCTTGGCACTAGCGGCGGTGTCACAGCCACACCTGCAGCTTCAACTGCCACTCCCCTCGCCGGCCTGCAAATCGCATGAACACCACTGCTGCTTCTCGCTGGCGTGCTCTGGAGCTGTACCGCTCTCTGTACCTGCGCCGTGCTGTGGATGGGTCAGCTCTGACCATCCCCACCCTGATTCCGGAGACTGACCAGAACCAACCTGTCTCCGGCCAAACCCACAACAGCATCCCTTCGCTTTACCAAGGTGCAGGAGCCCGCGGCGTAAGCAGCCTCAGCGCAAAGCTGTTGCTTGCCCTGTACCCACCCAGCCAACCCTTCTTCCGCCTGGCCATTAACAAGGGCGCGATTGAAGCGTTTGTGCAGGAGAACGGTGGCGATGTGCAGAACATCATGTCCACCATGGATGTGGCGCTAAGCGACATGGAGCGCCAGGTGCTGCAGAAGCTGGACAGGCTGCAAGCCCGGCCCGCCATGTTCGAGGCGGTGAAGCACTTAATCGTGGGCGGCAACGCGCTCCTCTACATCGGGGAGGACAGCATCCGGATGTACAGCCTCCGGTCCTTCTGCGTTGACCGCGACCCTGAGGGGAACGTCACTGAGGTCGTGGTGCGCGAGCAGGTGGCACATCAATACCTGCCCCCTGGCACGGCCGGCAAGGAAGGCAAGGAAGAGGGTGAGCAAGACGATCGAGAAGACGTCTACACCCACGTGACGATTGATCCGCAGCAAGACCGTGTGGAGTGGTATCAGGAATACGACGGCAAGCGCATCAAAGGATCAGCGGGCTTCAGCCGTCTGGCCACTAACCCCTGGATCGTTCTGCGCTTGCACCGGATCGCAGGTGAATCGTATGGCCGCGGCCTGGTCGAGGAGTGCATTGGTGATCTTCAGTCACTTGAAGCGCTGAGCAAGGCAATCGTTCAGGGCGCATTGATCAGCGCCAAGGCGTTGTTCCTGGTCAACCCCAATGGCACGACCCGTGCAGACGTGCTGGCCAGGGCCGAGAACGGGGCCATCGTTGCAGGCAACGCAGCTGACGTGGAAGCACTGCAGGTGCAGAAACAGAACGACTTCGCTACCGCACTGCAAACCATGCAGCTGCTCGAGCGCAGGCTGCAGTTCACCTTCCTCACCAACGAGGCGGTGCAGCGTGACGCGGAACGCGTGACAGCAGAAGAGATCCGCCTGATGGCAGAGCAGCTGGAGCAGGGACTTGGTGGCGTGTACAGCGTCCTGAGTGCAGAGCTCCAGTTGCCGTTGATCCGCCGCGTGATGTTCATGATGGAGCGCAGCGGTGAGCTGCCACCTATCCCGAATGGGCTGGTGGATCCTCAGATCACGACTGGCGTGGAGGCCATCGGCCGCGGCAACGACAAGCAGCGGCTGACCATGTTCCTGCAAACCATTGCAGCCAGCATTGGGCCTGAACAGTTCTTGCAGTACATCAACCCGTCAGAACTCATCCGTCGTTTTGCAGCGTCTGATGGCATCGACATTGCGGGCCTAGTGAAAACAGAAGAGGAGATACAAGCTGAACAGTCACAGGCGCAACAAGTAGCATTAGCGCAACAACTTGCACAAGGAGCTATCCAGAGTGGAGCAGCAACCGCGCCGCCGCCGAATGAGGGAGCTCAACCTGCAGGCGCAGCAGGGCAACCAGCAGGAGAGCCAGCAGGAATCAACGCTTGACAAACCATTGACACTGGGCAAGGGTCAACACATGTCGCCACTGCCTGACGGTGGCTACATGATCATCACTGACGGATTCGATCGTGCCTGAAATCATCACAGGTCAAGACGACAGCAGCAGCTACGAAGCATCAGGCGGAGCCGACGAGGCTGCACGTGTTGAGGCCGCCCGCGCTGAGCTCTACGACGAAGCCAATGGCTTCGAGAGCGGAACAGGCGAACTGCTGCTGGGCAAATACCGCTCAGCCGAAGATCTCGCTGAGGCTTACAAGAGCCTGCAGGCTGAGTACACCAGGTTGAAGACCGGCGGTCAGGCACCCGAGCCCCAAACCATTGAGGCCACGAGTGACGACAGCGAAGAAGAGCCAGCCGAACAAGGCCAAGCCCCTCAGATTGATGAGGCGACCGCGACTGCAATCCAGCAGCGCGTGCTCGAGATGGCTGGCGGAGAGGACGGTTACAAGCGCCTGGCTAACTGGGTAGCTGGCAACCTGCCGGCTGACCGTGTGAACGCTTGGAACGAGGCGCTGGCCCAGGGGAACGAGGGTCAGATTGTGACTGCACTGAAGGGGTTGCAGTACGACTACATGATGGCCAACGGCTATGAGCCAAGGCTGACCGGTGGCCGAGCACCCAGCAATGAAGTGCGTGGCTACAGCTCAGAGGCGCAGGTCGTGGAGGCGATGAGTGACCCTCGTTATTCAGGCGACAACCCTGACCCGGCATACATCCGTGAAGTGGAGCGTCGTCTTGCAGCGAGCAATGTGTTCCAGACTCGTTGACGTGGAGTAATAATTGAGGCAGATCAAACAACCAAATGATCTGCCCCCTGGGCCCGGTGCGCCGATACCCCAGTAGCGCGACGTTGGCGGAGCAGAGCTCCAACTGTTGATCACCCCGTAAACCCTCAACAAGGAGACCGAAGGTGGCAGCACCCGACGTAACCCTGTCCAGGCCCGGTGTAATTAACAACGCATCCGGCACCTGGGCACAAGACAATGCCCTGTTCCTGAAAGTCTTTTCGGGAGAAGTGCTCTCCGCTTTCCAGCGGAACTGCATCTTCAAAGGAATGGTGCAAGAGCGCACCATTCAATCTGGCAAGAGCGCTCAGTTCCCCGTGACTGGCCGCTTCCTCGCTCGCTTCCACACACCTGGGAAGCAGATTGAGGGCCAAGGCAACATGGCTCAGAACGAAGTCGTCATCAAGATCGACGATCTGCTGATTGCAGACGCCGCTCTGTACGACCTCGACGAAGCCAAGAACCACTTTGACATTCGCTCGATCTACAGCCGCGAACTGGGCCAAGCTCTTGCCCGTGCCTATGACCGCCGCTTGGCTCGTGTGCTCACCCTTGGCGCACGTCAGAGCACCTCTGACCTGACCGCCAACCTGCCGACCGGCCTGACTCCCGACCAGGCTGCCCGCACCGGCACTCGGGTGAACATCAACAAGGCCACCCCTACCGCCGACGACTACGTGGCTGCAGTCTTTGCAGCTGCCAAGGCACTCGACGAGAAGGACGTGAGCGCTGATGGTCGCGTTCTGGTCTGCAGCCCCGAGGTGTACTACACGCTGATCCAATCCAGCCGTGCAGTGAACTTCGACTTCAACCAGCAAGGCGCCAATGGCTCCTACTCCAAGGGGCAGATCAGCCAGCTGGCAGGGTTCAGCATCTACAGCAGCAACCACATCACGCAGGGCAACGTCACTGCACCGACCGGTGAGCAAGGCTTCACCTGGAACGGCAGCGACACTGTGCTGTCGTCTGTGAACATGAGCGACACCAAGATGCTTGCCTTCCAGAAGGGCGCAGCTGGTGCCGTTTGTCTGCGTGGTATCTCGATGCAGATGACTGGCAACGACTACAACGTCATGTACCAGTCCACTCTGATGGTGGCCAAGTACGCATGTGGCTTCGGCTACCTGCGTCCTGAAGCCATCGTCGAGATCCACAACACTGTGGCCTAGCCCTTAACGGGTGGACGTTACAGAATGAGGGGCAGCAATGCCCCTCTTTTTTATGGCTATCGAAGTTGACGGTGTTGAGCTGAATGTCAGCTGGGCAGAGGATCAATCAGTCGAAGCCGTTGCGGTGACAACTGATGCACCTGCTGAGAAGCCAGACTTTGCCGCGATGAAGAAGGCAGAGCTGATTGAATACCTGGCTCCCAATGGGGACGCCCTGGACACCAGCATGACCAAAGCTGACCTGATCAAACTGGCTGAAGAACTATTTGCCGCCCGCGGCTGAGGGAAACAATGACCGAGCTGGAAGCTGTCAACACGTTGCTGAGCGTGATCGGTGAAGCACCGGTTGACAAGCTCAGCGACATCTCAATCAACGAGATCACCGACTCAGCTCTTGCTCGCAAGACGTTGGGTGAGGTGTCTCGTGATGTTCAAGCTGAGGGCTGGAGCTGGAACACGGACTGGAACGTGCCGCTGACCAAGACGTCAGTGAACGAGTTCGTGCTGCCCAGCAACACGTTGAGCGTGCAATTCAGCCCCAACCGCTACCCAGACAAGCAGTACGTGCAGCGTGGCCTGAAGGTCTATGACAGGGCAAAGCGGACGTTTGCCTTCGGGGCAAGCATGAGCGCGTCCCTGATCGTGGACTACGTGGTCAGCCAGCTGAGCTGGGACGAGCTTCCCCACACAGCACAGCAGTACGTCACCATTCGTGCTGCTCGGATCTACTCCGACCGTTACCTGAACAGCAACGCGATCTACACCTACACCGCTCAGGATGAGGAGTACGCCAGGGCGATGCTGATCCGTGACGAGGAGCGGGGGCTGAGCAACAACTTGCTTTGGGGCAATGACCGTGGCGTTGGCCAAGGCATTGGCTACATCCCTTCTGATGGCCTTCGTTACCGAGGTGTGTGATGCGTCGTAAGTCCAACGTCACCGGCACTCGTCGGGCACCATCGAGCCTGATCCAGGGCAAGCTCGACACACTGACCCAAGGCGTCAGCCAGCAGCCTCCACACCTGCGTCTGCCAGGGCAAGGTGAGCGGCAGGTGAATGCCTACAGCTCGCCGGTGGAAGGACTGACGAAGCGAGCCCCGACGATGTACGCGGGCCGGATCTTCGACACGTTCTTCCAGGACCTGTACTCGGAGATGATGCCGGTCGTTGGCGATGAGAACTACAGCGTCACGCTGACACCAGTGGGTAGCACCACTGAACTGCGGATCCTGCTGAACGGGCTGACCTGCAAGTTGGACGTGCATGGCACAGGCATGACGGTCAACGCTTCGCCGTATGAGCGAATCGTCGGTGACAGCACCAGCTACATCCATCACCTGACGGACCTGTACAAGAAGTACGTCCTGATCAACAACGGGCCTTTGGGCCTGCTTCTGAACAGAGAGAAGAGCACAGCCTTGTCGTCGGCCACCGTGGCCGCGGCCAAGACCGACGCAATGATCTTCGTGCAGGGCGTGACCTATGACGTCAGCTACGTCGTCACCCTTGCAGGAACGGCGCTGACGGCCGTGACCACGCCCAAGGTCACTGACACCAACAACACGATCAGCACTGCGACGGTGGCCTCCGGTCTGGCCACACGGATCAATGGCGTGTCGGGCTACACGGCGACCGCCAATGGCGCTGTGGTGCTGGTCAGCAAGAACGACGGTGGGGCGTTCACCCTGCAGCTGGATGACAGCCGCTCAAACACGCTGGCCCGCGTCATCCGTGGCAGCGTCTCGACCTTCTCCCAGCTGCCAGCTCGAGCATCCAACGGGTTCATCGTGAAGATCGACTCGGAGCCGGCGAACGCACAAGACGACTATTGGGTGAAGTTCGTCACCAATGACGGCAGCAGCTTTGGTGAGGGCACATGGGTAGAAACACTCAGCCCTGGCCAGAAGTACAAGCTGGACGAGAACGCCATGCCCCTGGTGGTCTACCGGGCAGCAAAGCAGGTCTTCTTTGTGGGACCTGCTGACGGCGCCACCAGAAGCGTCACGCACAACAGCATCACCTACACCTATACGTTCCCGAGCTGGGGACAGAGAACGGCTGGAGACGAGACCACTGTGCCGACGCCAAGCTTTGTCGGGCAGCAGATCAAGGACCATGTGCTGTTCCGTGGCCGCTATGCAATCTGCGCAGGCGAAAGCGTTGTCTTGAGTGAAACAAATGACATCTTCAACTTCTTCCCTGACACATCAGTCGCTGTACTGGAGACAGATCCGATTGATCTGCGGGCGTCATCCGAAACCAGCACACGCTTGAACTGGCTGCTGCCAGTGAACGAGACACTGCTGGCATTCAGCAACAACAGTCAGTTCCAGATCAGACCTGCCGACGTGGACGTACTGACGCCACGCACCGCCACGATCTTGCGCTTAAGCAACATCCTGATGAACCCTGACCTGCGACCCAAGATCGCCGGCCCGGTAGTGCTGTTTGCAACCAACGAGTTCAACTACACAAACTTCAGAGAGTTTCAGTTTTTCGAGACGCAAACTCGGCGACTTGGCTTGAACCTGGGAGGCAGCCTGAACCTGACGGCATCCGTGCCGAAGTACATCGACGGACTAGCCAGCCACTGGGACGTAGGCGAGACGGTTGACATGATGGTATGCCGCACGCCAAACGACAAGAAGAAGCTCTATGTGTACAAATACTTGTGGCAGTCATCAACCGACAACCTTGGTAAAAGCCAGGCCAGCTGGAGCGAGTGGACATTTGATGGTGACATCATCTGGGTCAAGTTCATCGGCAACGAGCTGTGGTTCCTCATGTCGTATCCAGACGGAACCTACAGCTGCTTTATGAACAGCGAGGAACTGGATCAAGTCAGCAAACCGACCATTCATATGGATCGCCTGCTGATGTACCCAGAGTGCAATAGCGACTCCACCACAACCAATAACGTGGCAGCGAGTTTTAACGCGGCCACAAACAAAACCACATTCACACTGCCATATCAAATGCAGGGTAAAACGACGATCGTGACACGGACAGATAACAGCGGGCCAAAGATGTACGAACTGGGCAGCGGCACGACAGGCACCACAATCACCTGTGCAGTGCCGGGCGACTGGAGCAGCTCAAAGCTGGCAATCGGCAGGCGCTACAAGATGGAGTACGAGTTCACCAGAGCATTCGTTCCCGCCAGAGATCAAGCCAGGTCACGAGTGGTTGGAGAGCAAGCCGGCCGCCTTCAGGTCGCCACCTGGCAGATAAACCACTTTAACACAGGCTTCTATGACGTAGTGGTAAAACGCAACGGCAGGAGTATCGACAGCCGTTACGAGTACAGAAGCCGTGCTCTTAACGTGCTCAACAACACTCTGACAACTGAAACAAAGTTCGTTGACACAGGCTCATTCCGCGCACCCGTATATAGCAAGAACCTGGAGTGCAGAGTTATCGTTGAGAGTGACAGCTACTTGCCCGTGACGGTGACAAGCGCCATCTGGGAAGGCAACTACAACGATCGTTCCAGGAGCGTGGGCTGATGGCATTTCCTATTGGCGCCGTCATTGGAGCTGTCGCCGGGATCGGCTCCTCAATCTTTGGTGCGGCCTCGGCAAAGAGCCAAGCCGATGCGCAGTACAAGGCCGCTGAGAAGCAAGCCAAGGCCCGCTTCAGGCGGGACAAGCAGGAATATCGCCTGGCCAACTTGGCGGCCAAGACGCAGTGGTGGTGGGACAAAGCCCGTGTCGAGCAGCTGCGCTTCAACGAGCGGCAAAAGGCATCGGACTACAAGGCGAACCAGTCGCAGATGCTGGGCGCCGCATCGCAGCAGCTGAGCTCTCGGATCGGAGAGATCACCAGCCGCGCTGCCCTGGAGCAGAACACGGAGTTCGCCAAGGCATCGGTCGACTACCCGTACCGCATGCAGGCCCTGGCGATCGACACGCTGGAGACCACCAGGCAATACCTGAACCAGGTCAACCAGACGGCACTCGAGAGCGCACAGACCACCAGCAAGCTCAACAAGGACACCGAGGAACTGGTGCAAAGCCTTGCGCTGGAGGAGCAGCGTGACTACCTGGGCTGGCAGCTGAACAAGATTGCCGCCCTGGTGGAGGACAGTAAATCGGGTGCTCGTGGTGCTGACCGCCAGGGCGGAGGACAGACCGGCAAGCTGCTGATGATGCAAGCTGCCAAGCAGCTCGGCCAGCGCTGGGGCGAGCTGGAGGTGAATGCCACCTCACGCAAGGTGCGCCTGGGCCTGCTGAACAGCACGATCAAGGGTGAGTACGCCCAACAACTGGGGC